CACAAAACGCGCCTCGAAGTACCCGCGTGGGGTAAAGTGTCAGAAGGACCCGCAACCTTGGTGAATGGGACTATCATCTTGATGATTGCTGTGATGTGTTCACGGGCTTGTGAACAAACGCGGGCGCAAACCTCCCTCATGGGGGACGGGGCTATCACTTGATGGTATCCGGAATGAATGCGAAGGCTTGAACGGTGCAATAGTTGCCGTGCATGTACACATGCCGCTCCCTGATCATCTGGTTGCGCGACTCGCAATCATGCATCGCGTCATCATGATGCTCGAACACTGGCCCGATCACCCGCCCTCGCGGATCGGCAATCGCCCACACCACGGGTGCATCGCTCATATACCCAGCCCCGTGCCAGCTTCGGCCAATTCATCATCCAACGGCATCTCATAGTCATTAGCCTGCCGATATAGCGCCTCACCATGCTGCACCGGATAGCGGCGCGCGCACTCCTGGCATTGACCATCGTCATTCAGTCCGCCGGCGGTCACTGTCCAATAGTTGCCGCAATCCTCACAAATCCCCGCCTTAATGTTCGGCATTGGGCAGCTCCCATTGATAATCGGGGGACATGCACCAGCACACTTCGATTCCATCATCCACAATCTTCATACCGCGCAGGCCGCCGAGCCGAGCCATGAACTGCGCGGCATCTTCCACTTGCCTCTGATCACGGGCAGGGAACTCGATAACATCAGCCCATGCCCCCCGTCTGTTCATTTTCAATTTCATATCATCCCCCTCATGAGAAAACCACACACCACAGCCCCATCCAGAATCCAACCAATGCCAGGAACAACAGCAGCCAGACAAATCCAGCCGAATGAACGAACACCCTCCCGATCATCATCCTATGCCGCCCGCTGTTTGGCTGTGGAGATATGGAAGCGGCGCGGGTCATGCAGGTGTTCGGGCCGGTCGTGGAATACACGCCAACGCCAGGACTCCGGCAACTCATGCCGGAAGGCGAACACCGTGCGGATCTCACCGCCCGGCAATCGCGCCACCACCACCCGCAGCATGCGATGCTCTTTGGCATCACGATCGTGGATCACCAGATCACCGATCTGCCACGATTTGCGGTTGCTGTGATGAATAGAGCGCATCAGCCGGAGCCGTCGCCGGAGCCGTCGCCGGAGCCGTCGCCGGAGCCGTCGCCGGAGCCGTCGCCGTAGCCGTAGCCGTAGCCGTCGCCGGAGCCGTAGCCGGAGCCGTCGCCGTAGCCGTAGCCGGAGCCGTAGCCGGAGCCGTCGCCGTAGCCGTCGCCGTAGCCGTCGCCGTCGCCGTAGCCGGAGCCGTCGCCGGAGCCGTAGCCGGAGCCGTCGCCGTAGCCGGAGCCGGAGCCGTCGCCGGAGCCGGAGCCGTCGCCGTCGCCGGAGCCGGAGCTGCGACAAAACCGCATACTTGGTGGTGTTAGCATTTCCATTCTGGAATCTTTTCCAGGCATTTCACGGCAGTATCAGAGCATGGGATAACTTCAATCACATCAGTCAATCTGATAACCGGCAACACCACGGCGAACTTCTCTGATTGACAACCTTCCATGGCCACCTGCGACAATGACGCCGCACCGCTCCATGACCATAACCGGCGTGAATTGACCAGCACGGCATTCTGGCCTTCATGCGACTTCACATAGCCGATATGCACGCCTGCTGAATATGTCCGCACCACACAATATTCCATACCATCAACCGACTGCGCCTGAGTTTTGACTGCATCTGCGCGTATATATTCCACGCCATTGATCTCGATTTTATCCTTCATGCCTTTCCTCCGTTTTTCTTTCGATAAGCTTCTCCAGCTTTCCGCAGCTTTCACAGACCTTGCCGGAATTGAAATGATACCAGTCGTGCCAGCCGATCATGCAGCGGAAGCGCCACCACAAATCCATCATTTTAACATTGCACGAACTGCGCAATCTTTGGCTTCAAGCAACTTACGCAGACCAGCTTCTGTCTCCTGACACTCCGGCAATGAACACGCCATCTGCAATGCCAATTCACCAAAAGGCTTTGATATTGATTGCAGATGTTCAGGCAGATGCTCGAACTTAAAATATTGTAGAATTGGATAATCATGTATCATACCGCTATCTCCTGTTTCTCTTCCGTGATTGCCGGGCTACTTTGTTTTTTGCCCTGCGACGTTTTACATTGTTTATAAACCAAGGCGCAGCGACATCTTTATCGCGCCCCGTCCTGTTCGTTCGGTTCGATCCTTCATGGGCCATAAATAACCTCCTTTTGATTTTCCTCTGCGTTCCTCCGCAGTGAAAAGGTTTTGACTGTGCTCATTGCACCATCCCCTCCGCAGCTTCGAGCAGTGCTTCCAGGGCCGCCTCGGCTTCGCGGGTTTCGCGTTTCAGACGCTCGAATTCGCGCCTGGTCAATCGCGTGCCGCCATCGGAATCTGGGCTGAAAACGTCCTGCAATACGGCAAACACATCGCCGAACTCCTTCGATGCATGCACAGCCTCATTAGATAGATCGCCGTGGCCACACGGCTCCGGCAGTTTGATAGCGATGCGCCCGATCGCCGCCTCCAGCTCATCCAGCGGCGCGGTATCCATGCCGCCCAACAGCCAGCCGACAATATGCTGCAGATTGACCTGGTGCTTTTCGCATGCCGGTGATAACAGCTTGCGCACATAGCCTTCGGATTGCCCGACCAGCGCGCCGGCGTATTTGGAACCCAGCGGCTTGCACTTGCGGTCGCGTGTGTTGAACCTCGCGCCGCCCGGCCGATAGATCACGGCATCGTGCAGCGCATCGATTACGCGCTCGTATATAATCTCTGCATCACGCGTTTGCAGCATGGCTCACCTCATCAATAAACCGCCTCAGATCGCGGCAGCGCCAGAATGTATTGCAACCGATCTTCACCGGCTGCGGTGCGAATCCTGATTTGACCCACTCGTGCCATGTCGTCCGGCCAACACGGATATATTGCATCACATCCTTGACCCGCATCAGCCCGTCTTCAGGCAACGGCAGGATCGGGGCGTCCACATCAACAACGCCCGACGACGGTTTTGTTCCATGCGGCAAGGATTGGCGCATGGGCACAGCACTACACGTCACGCGACATCATCCATCTGGACCAGCATCCAGGCTTTCTCCAGGGCGGAAAGCGAGCGGATGCGCTCTGTGGCGTATTTCACACCAGCCATGGATATAACATTGCGCGACAGCGCATCGTCCATGGCCTCGAATACCGCCTGTTTGTCGCGGCGGATGCGCTCCAGCACCGCACGACGATCTGCCGCCGGAACGGCTTCGGGAATAATTAAACGTATGGATTGCATATCAGACCTCCTTCCAGGGATTCAAAAAAAGAAGGGCGCGGACGGCAGGCAGGAAGGGTTTGCCCGCCGTTCGAGTTCCGCGCCCCGACCGCAGCGGCATCATGGGTACTAGGGAGGGAAACCCGCCGCGCGGTCATAAACGTATTCCTGTGGGTAAAGACGAAAGAAATGATTTCAACTTCTTGCGGTCACAGGAACGGATGTCAGATGATAATCCATCAGAGACAAGCATCTCGAATGCCTCGACTACACAAATTGCGCTCGAAAACATATGAACTGGCATAGCGGACAGCACAAAACCAGAGTTCTCTCTGATTTTTGCATAAATAATATGTCGAGCAGACTCCTGATGATTGAAATGACGGCAAACCGCATCAACACGGTCTCTGATTTCCTTCCTCTGCGCCCTGGAAATAACATCATGCATTGCATGCTTGCAATGAGGGCAGAATCTCATGCTGCCTCCGAATCTGATTGGGTCATGTATTGGCCTGCGCCTGGACAAATATCAAGCGGGCTTATGTGATGCCCAAAAGCATTGGCCAGTCCAGACATAACAAGTGCATATTGAGTGTCACCAGTCCACTCTGTCCTGGGCATCGTTCCGCGCGATCTCCAGTTCACAATCGCCTGTGCCGTCACAGCCTGATCAGGGAATCTGCCTGCTATCGCCTTGGTTATCGCGCCAACGCCACCTGCAAGTTCAATTGCTTTTTTAACGTCCATGCCGCAACACTACATATTTCGTTTAGTATGGTCAACACGTTTTGTTTAGTTTATAAAAAACACGAATATATAGAGTGGTGCATATGAACGCATTTGATCGAATGATGCAGGCTATGTCGCAAAATGAGCCAGTAATAACGGAAGCCGAAATGGCCAGAAAGCTGGGAGTTACTGACCAGCGTTTTCATAATTGGAAAGGCCGTGGCTCCATACCGAAGAACATGCTTGAGCCAATCGCTGATATTTTGGGCATTAACCTTAAATGGTTGATCTCCGGCCGTGGAGACAAACGCCCCCCACAATCATATGTTGATGCAAAAGAAAAACTTGAGAAACAGGGCTATGTCAAAGGTCAGGACACGATAGACTTGCTGCAACCCATGCTCGGCAGCTTATCAGAATCTCTTGAAACGACTGTGCGTGAAATACTTAAAAAAATACCAACCATGCCGGAAAAAGAACAACGGGAAGCACTCGACATGGTGAATGCTGCTATTGCACGAACCAAGCATGCTGCCGGCCCTGCTATTTCCGCGATGACCGGAACCAACCCTTTCGGTCAAGGCAACACAACCGAGAACCCAAGCAAAACCCTCATCAACATTTATGAGAACATCGAAGCATCTGCGGGTGATGGATCTGTCGTAAATAGTGAGGAGCCGACCGACCACCTGTGGGTGGAAAACAAATGGCTTCAGGAAATCGTGCACTACGTCCCGAGTGACATGGCCATTATCAAGGTCAAGGGCGATTCAATGGAGCCAACGCTGTCACCTGGCGACATGATCCTGATTGATCGCCAACCGATTGAGCGAGACCAGCTCAATGACGGCATCTATGTCATCAACAGAAACGGAACAACACACGTCAAACGACTCCAGAGCACCGAGGAAGGCATCCGTATCATAAGCGATAACAAAACACTATATGAAGCGGAAACCGTAACCGACAACCTGATCGTTTGCGGGCGCGTAATATGGGCATGGCGAGGCAAGCGGTTTTGATGCCATGGCCAGAAACTCCGGAGCAAATCAGCCAGGGCATGCTGGATGATATCGCCGGGCGGGTGTCAGCTGCGATGCCGGTGGACAAAAAACGGGATAAAGTTCACATTCTCGACATGATCAATAAAATTATAAAAGAACACTATGAACAGCATATGCATCCACACGGGAGAGAACAATGAAATACAAATATACCATAGCCACAACCATCATTCTGGCGGCACTCGTTTCCGGGTGCGCCACTCACAACTCGCCAGAAGCCATGGCAAAAAAAGCTGAACTACAAAAAACAATCCCGGTCTGCAGCGGAGAGGCCGACTGCAAAGCCAAATGGGAAGCGGCACAGCTATGGGTCGTTCACAACGCAGCTTATAAAATACAGATCATGTCCGATGTGTTGATTGAAACATATAATGCAACAAATTCCGAGCCGTCCATCGCGGCCAGGGTTACAAAAGAGCCTCTCGGCGGAGGTAAATACCGGCTGCTTGTTTCAGTGTGGTGCGACAACGTATTCGGATGCGTTCCTGATTCAATGGACGCAGCTCTAGATTTCAACAAAACCGTTTCAGCAGCACGGCCATGAGCGGAATCATGGGAGGCATGGGCATCATCGGATCGTTGATCTTTTTATTCCTGATCATTGTTATACCGATCTCAATATACTCGGCTCAGAAGTGGGCATATAAATGCTACCGCGAACTGCAGAAAACCAACCGCATTCTGGAGTCGATTGCCGCACAGAGAGGGATATTAAACACATCACAAAAGCAGTATGAACCGGGCGTCGAAATCATCGAAAAATAGCAAAAAATGGTACGGTTGTTGGTACATGCTTTTTAACAATTCGCACAAGTGATTGATTTATAACAATAAAACAAAAATGTTTCACTCCCGCCCCTGCCTCCAACCGTGTGTTCTATGGTGTTCGGTGTTGCTGGAAATCCCAGTGTTTTCAATGAATTCTTTCTTTTGTTTTGCTTGTGTTGTTCTATGTTGTGCTATGTAATCCGGAACGAATGATGGTACAAATAGTGGTGCATGCCGTTTCGAGGCGGCGATGTACCAACAAACGGGAGGCGATGCATGGCACTATCTGACGTGAAATGCAGGAAAACGCGGTGTCCTGATGATAAAAAACAAATCAAAATTACCGATGCGCACGGGCTGTATCTGCTGATCACCGACCGGGGCGGCAGGTACTGGCGGTGGAACTATCGCTGGCAGGGAAAACAGCGGACGCTGGCCATCGGAGTTTATCCGGATGTGACACTGGCTGAGGCCAGAGAGGCGCGGGATCAGGCCAGGGCCATGCTGCGGGACGGGCGCGATCCGGGGCGGGAAAGAGGGCGGAAGCGCGGTAACCGGTTCCGCGATGTTGCCGGGGAATGGATGGATATGCGCCGACATGATCTGGCGGACAGCACCGTGCGGCTGATCGAAATGCGGCTGGTCAATGATATTTTGCCGCATATCGGAGACATCCCGGTGGCCGATGTGCGGGCATCCGATGTGCTGGCTATGCTGCAGGCTGTCTGCGAGCGCGGCGCGGTGGAGACGGCACACCGGTGCCGGTCGATTGTCGGGCAGGTGCTCAGATATGCCATTGTCACCGGCCGGGCTGAATCAGATCCGACGCCGGCACTTAAAGGCGCGATCCGGCGTCCGGACACGAAATCGATGGCGACAATGCTGGAACCGGACGCGATCGGAGCCATGTTGCGCGGCATCGATGCCTATGGCGGCAGCATGGTGGTACGCTGTGCGCTGATGCTCAATATCCTGACCTTTGTGCGGCCATCGGAACTGCGTCTGGCACGGTGGGATGAATTCGATCTGGATGCGGCGGAATGGCGGGTGCCGGCGGCGCGCATGAAGATGAAAAACCGGGGTGATCATATTGTGCCTCTGGCCGATCAGGCCGTGGATCTGCTGCGGGAATTGCAGGCCGTGACAGGATATTCCGATCTGGTGTTTCCCAGCCCGTGGGGGACTAATAAACCGATCTCAACCAACACGCTGAATCATGCACTCAGGCGCATGGGCATCAGCAAAAACAGGCAGGTGGTGCATGGCTTCCGGGCCATGGCCAGGACATTGCTGGCCGAACAGGGCTGGAATCCGGAGTTTATCGAGCGGCAACTGGCGCATGTGGAACAGAGCCGCGTGGTGGCTGCCTATAACCGCGCCGAACACCTGCCCGAGCGGCGGCGGATGATGCAGGCTTGGGCGGATTATTTAGATGCGGTGAAAAGTGGAAAGTGACAAGCGAAAATCAAAAGCTGTTCACCACAAAGGCACAAAGACACAAAGGAAAAGGCTTTCACTCTTCTGTGTTTAGGGTTCTATATTTCTCGTCGTGTTCTCGCAGCAGGCGTTTGAGGTGGCGGAGTTTGTTGGCGCGCATAGTCATGGTGCGCCGGGTTTGTGGCGTGGTGGGTTCCGGGGTGGATGCCAGCAGCAGAGCCTGCTTGTCGATCTTTTTTTGCAGGCTCAGCTGCCGGCGTTCCGGGGTGTATCTCATGATTCAGAAATGCGCCGGATAATTTCGCTGAAATCTTTGGCATCGCTCCAGTCGTTGCTCCAGAAAATCTGCACGAAGGTCAGAATGGCGAATTGTTCGGCCTGGGTCATGCCGTGGATGCGCTTGACCAGATCGGCGTTGGGGTGATCGTTCACATCGAGCAGGCCGAGATCATCCATCAGATCAGATGCAACGCGATATGGCTGCACCTGCAATGAATCGCAGGTGCCTGCGTAGGTGTTGAGAATCACCTGCCACTCTGCCGGGGTGAATTCCGGCAGGGATTGGCGGAACACCCAATCAGCGGCGGACAGCGTCTGGTTGATGATGCGTGACCATTCCGGATCATCACGCGACATTTTGCGAATGATGGCCTCGGTCTGGTCGGACAGGAATACTGATTTTTTGATACCCATTATGCAGCCTCCCCGGGTTCGTTGGTGATTTCCATGCCTGATATTCTGACGATATAGGATGCCAGTCGGTGTGCCTGCTCTGAAACGTAAGCATCCGCTACTGATTCGGCCAGATCATCTAACAGGTCTTTTTCACACTCATCGGTGGCATAATTAACCTGACGATCCGCGAAGTTTATCCGGCGGAACACAAACCTGTTGAAGTCATCTTTTCCATCACTACCGCAACGCATATCATGGGTGTGTTCGCAATGCTTGCAAAACACCATCTCGCCTTCCTCAGTCGTTGCTGTAAAAAAACGGTAAGCCAGATTCAACCGCGTGAACCCCGTTGTCTTTCCTACCTCAGTCCATCGCCTCCATATTTCAGCTTCAATTTTTTTGATTCTCTGCTGCATGATCATCTCCTTAGTTATATCCGTAATGATCTGGCAGGCAATTTTCCCAAACGCCGCCGATTTTGTGAGCAAGAACCAACCCGGTATCGTCTTCAATCGTAAGACATGTTCCACGGAATACCTGCATGCGTGTTGCCGCTCTCTTTGCAGCAGTAAGATTCGCTGCCTCAATTTCTGTGCCTTTTCTGTAGCTGTTTGGGTTCTGTTTTTCAGAGATTATGTATTTCATTTTGGACTCCTTCGGTCAGCCCTGTGGCTGTTCCGTGGTTTATTTCCCTCTCGGGGTAGGTGTATTATCGCACATTGGTACGATAATGTCAAATAGTTTATGCAGATTTATTTCGGGACAGCCCCTAAAGCACTGCCAATGCCAGCGGCGGGATTGATGATGGCGGCGGCTGTGGCTGCGCCGGCGCGGATGCCGGTTTTGCCGACATCAGCGCCAATACGCTGGCCCTCGAAGGCCTTAACGCTCAATTCATGCAGGTGTCCTTTGAATGAACCATCCGGCTTTATTTCAACATCGGCTGTGACTTCGCCAATTTCTTTGCCTCCCGTATAGTCCCACTCACAACATGCCTTGTTGCCATTGCTGTCCAGATAGGGCTTCACTTTCATTGAAGATATGCCTGCATTGTTCAGGGATGCGCAACCGCTCAGGGCTGCCAGTGTTAATATCAGGATCAATCGTTTCATGTTGTGATCACCTCCGGCTCTGTTTGCTGTACTTTTGCCGAGTATTTGCCGAAAAAGCGCACGCCGTTGTAATAATACCAGGCACGGAATGCGCCCATGCCGTCCTTACGGATCAGGCGGCGGAATGTCTGGTCGGCCAGCGGTTTGTTTTCCTGTCCAATCAGGCCCATGCGCATGAGCTGATACAGCGCGTCGTGTACGAGTGAGCCGCGCATGGTTGATTTGGTGTCAATCGTCGGGCCGCTGGCTCCGTCCCAGCAATAGCCCTCGCGAATAGTCAGGAAACCATTTCCCAGCTCGATGAACTCTGTCAGCACGTCGGCGTCAATCGGGACGCGTGTTGTCAGCGTCTCCATCAGTTCGTATTTATAGCGGTCAATTTTTCTGTATTTCATTTCATGTCCCTCAATGCCAGAGCTGCTACAGCAGTTACTATGCTGACGTTAAACGTCACAAATGCTTCCATGGGTGCGTCACCAGACTTCACCAGACATGCCCATACGATGTATGCAGATGCACCCATGATGCATTGTATCCATTGCTTACTTGTCATCCGCCCAGCCCTCCTATTTTATCTCGGATGAGGTAGTTTCCGCACACCCGCAGGCCGGTTTGGATGGCGTCCCGTTCGGAAGCATCCATGGATAGACTCCATTTCACCTTCACCGCCACCCAGTCGTTCAGGTACTGGCACCAATAGCTGCGGTTCGGCGGCATCCATGATGCCGGATCCTGCGCCCCCTTCGATCGGTTGGCGCTGGCATACACAGCAATCAGCGTGCGCGGATCCGCGAGATCGTTGGCATAGGCTTTTCTTTTCGCTGCACTCCATGCCCATCCGCCGGAGCGGTGGACTTCCTTGAGCGGTACCAGGTGATCAATGTCGATTTGTTTCGGGTTGGTGGTTACAAAGCCTGTGTATTTCCCCACCCACAGGCCGCTTGTCACATGGCGTTTCCCCCGGCTGTTTTCTGTGATTTCAGGCAAGATCAGGCTTTCAGCAATCAACACTTCGACCCGCGTATCTTCGCTGTCGGCGTCCGCATCAACCCAGTGCCGGTACAGCGACCTTTTATATACCGGGGATCCGGTATGCTCGGGCGCAACCGTGACGCCCATAAATTCCGCAGCGCGCACGGGTGAGCACTGGAACAAAAACAATGGAAACAGGATGATGAACAGAATCGTTTTACGCATAATCAGTACCCCAGCCATTTTATGAAGGCGACCACATCGCCGCCGTTAATCAGCACCGCTGCGACGGTCATGGCGATCATCGCCAGGATGATGCCGGTGGCGAGCCGCATCAGTTGTCCTCCGCAGCATACAGCAGATTGGTGCCGATGCGTCGTGCCCAGCCGCGCCCGTATGTTGTCCAGATCGTGATGTCTGTCATAAATATCAGCCTGTGGCCCAGGAATCGCAACAGAATATCGTTATTGTCCGTTGCCGCTGCCGCACGTTCTGAGGCAGGCCCCCATGCGCCATCTGCTTTGGCTCCGACGGCTTTCTGTAAAAACTTGATGGCGCGATGTGTGCCGTGATTCACACCGGCATCGAGCATTTGAAAACGCACAGCGTCGGACACCTCAGTGACGGCTTCCCAGTATTCACGACGATAAATATCCTTCGCTTCGCCGCGTGTCAGATTGCGTATATCAACATGCGGAAATGTTGCCGCTGAAATACCGAACTTGGTGCCTTTGAGCTTCCCCTTGCCGACCTTGCCTCCCGTCCAGTTGCCCGGATCGCGGGCATCCAGTGTGAACCCGCCCTCATAGGCCAGCAGCCGATCGATAGCGATGTCGAAATCAATCACCGGTATGCTCCAGCCGTTCCCTGGCATCTTCCTCATCCTGTCTGTGCTCCATTTTGTCCATGCGCACAGAGATGGCCTGATAATCTGATCGTATTTCGATCTGATCGCGTTGCAGTGCGGATATCATCGCCTGCATGGGCAGCGCCGCTTCCATTTTCGATTTGATCGTGGCGATATCCTTGCCCATTTCAATCGTGCTCGACCCCATCCACACCAGCAATGCAATCACGATGGCACTGGCGACCGTTGAGATATGCCGCTCCCATGATTTAACCACCTCAGCCGTGCGGCGCTCATCGTCGCCAGGGTGCCAGTCCGTCATGTTTTCATCCTCCTCATAGTGTCACCTGCGTTTGTTCGGCGGAATAAATCAGCGTGGCAGCGCCCCACTGGTCGCGGGCGGCTACGAGCAGGTAATAGGTCGTGCCGGTGGTCAGGCCGGTGATTGTCGCGCTCAGCGCCGTGCCGGTGTAGGCCAGCGTGGTGGCATCCGGGGTGAATCCGGATGCGGTGCTGATCCATACCTGATAATCCTGCAAATCGACATCGGCCACAGCGTTCCAGTTGATGTCGATGGTCGTGGTGCTGTTGCTGGCGGTGGCGATGCCGGTCGGTGCTGCCGGGGTCGGGTTGCTGACATTGAGCTGCGAGAATGTGGATGTTGTCGTGCCGGTCACCGCGCGCACTTTGACCGTATAATCCCGCCACGGGCCGCCATCTGCCACCGAATCGGTCAGCGAATAGGTGAATGTCGTGGATGTGGTGGATGCACTGCGGCGCAATACGCCGCCGCTCCAGATTTCCACGTCATACGATGTCGCGCCGGGCACGGCAGTCCACTGCGTTTTGAATGTCAGGCCGGTGAACGGCGTTTGCAGGGCCAGATTGGCGGGGCCGGTCAGGCTGCCTCCGGTCAGGGTGCGATTGTAGGCGGTGACACTGGCCAGCGATTCTTCGGCCTGGCCGAAGGCGTTGAACGATGTGAACTTGAAATAGATCGTCTGACCGACCAGCGAGGCATTGTATGCATGTTTGAAGATGGCCTGATCGAGCCGGGCAAACTGCACGCCGGCATTGTGCACAGCGGCGGTAGTGCCGAACAGTCCGCGATGCAGATATGAGAGCGCATAGCGGCGATTGGTGACCAGCGTTGCATCGCGATATGCCAGCAGCTCACCGCCGGCATAGCACAACGATACAAACGCATCCACGGCAGCCTGCGAGGCGGGCAATATCTGTCCATCGGTGTTCAGATCAGCTGTCAGCGTGTTGGTGATATCCGGATCGGCTGTCGGGGCAAGCAGCGATGTGTTGAGCGTGCCGTAGCGTGCTGCGCCGAATATCGTGCCGACCTGCTCGAATGTGGCATTGTCCAGGCTCACCCAGACATTGCAGCCGCCCCAGTCCGCACCACCGGACACGGCCACCCATAGTTCGTTGGCTCCGCCGGTCAGCTCCAGCGGCGGCTCCATCAGCAGCGGCGCATTGACTGCGCCCGGTGGCGTGTTCCAGCCGGTCGCAAAGCCGCCGCCGGCAGGCGAGGCATAGATAGCCGGATCGGCCACGCCGATGGGGAATTCGCGGGCGATGATATGGATGTCGCCCTGATCGTTTTCCTCCGCGCTGAAGATGCGCACCGGGAACCGGTCCAGGCCCAGCTCGGCATCGGTGATGGTGACGATATCCATTGGCTCCAGCCGGGCATAGTTCCAGCCCAGATCGAATTCGTATTCGTTGCGGATATACAAGACCTGCTGCAGCCGCGCCTGTGCCACCTGCTGTGCCACGGCGGCGGTGGTGATCCAGTGCATTTTCTGTACATCTTCCTGCCGCAGTCCGTAGCCCTCGATATTGGCCTGATCCTTGGCCTCGGCGATGGCGATATTGTAATCGTTGGCACGATCGACATATTCGATCTGCACGGCGTTGAAGGCATCGGCCGTCGGTGTGCGGCGGCACAGAACGGGATTGTCTTGCGTATCCAGAAAATCATCATCGGTGAGATCATATAGCGGCGTATTGTCCGGCGTGAAGGTGTGGCCGTTGCCGGTCACTGCTGTATCGGCGCGCGGGATAATCTTGAGCAGCCCCTCGGAATAGACGAACTCGCAGTTGACCGAGTTGACCAGGGCCAGCAGATGTTCCTGTGCGGCTTTCTGCTCCACGAAGGCCGGCGATATAAACAGCCCGGCGGCAATGCAATAGTCGGAAAAATCGGTCAGATCGCCGATGGACGAGGCCGGGAATCCGGCACCGTGCGTGGCATGGGTCAGGAAATCAACCAGCACATCTTTCGGGGACACATCGACAATGCCAGTGCCGACGGAAAACTGCAGCGGCCCCAGAATCTCGAAACTGTGATTGCCGAGATTGGCGCTGCCACCCAGATCATACGATGCATGTGCGACATAGGCTGTTTCTGAATAGCCGATGGCCTCGGCAGGATGATTCGTGGTCAGATGTCCCCACACAGCCTGCGCCAGCGTGCCGTAAAATTCGGTCATGCCGCCGGCTTTGGCCAGATTCGCATATTTTGTTTTGTTTTTCCACACGGCACCGATGCCGTTGGTCGGGCCTTCGCACAGGCCGATGGCCAACGCGGTCTGGTAGGTGTAGGTCGTGTTGGTCTGTGTCACCCCGCCGCCGCCCTTGCCTCCGGATGTCGTAGTGGTGGTATGCGCGATCGATTTGAAATCACCGTACCAGATCAGGTTGCCGGGTATGCGCTGGCGGCCATAAAGCAATACGATGACCTTGCCGTAACTCGATGTCTGGATATTCAGCGCACCGATTTTGGGCACTGACGTGGCGATGGTCCCGCCGCTACCGAACAGGCCGCCCATTAGGCGGCACCTTCGGTGCGGTTGAAGGTTGAAGGTTGAAAGTTGAAAGTGATCACTTTTTATTTTCCTTGCGACTTGCCACTTTCAACTTGTTACCTGCCACCTGCAAACTGGTTCTGAGCCTGTAAAAACCTGCAATGCGGCCGCCGAGTTCGCCGCGATCGCCCTCAGACATTACACAGCCCTGGCCGCGATAGGCATGGATGATCATCGGCCAGTCAATGACGATGCCGGCATGCGAGATCGTGCGCCCGAATTTATACAGTACCACGTCTCCGGGCTGCGGATTCTCGCCATCGGGGATTCGATCGGCGTATTTTTTGACCCAGCCCAGATATTTTTCTTCCGAGCGATGCAGATGCCAGTCCGGCGGATACGGGCGCGGATCGATATGCGGAATCATGCCGCATGCCTCGAACACCTCGCACAGCAGCATGGCGCAATCCACCCCCACTCCGCACACACGCGCCTGGTGATGGTATGGCGTGCCGAGCCATGCATTGGCAACAGTTAAAACATCAGTCACGGAATAATCACTTGGGCGCCCACCCAGTATTCCCTGTTCCAGCCTCTTTTACATACATTGACGTTCCCGTACCGCCGTCTGTACGCATAAAAACCGAACCAACAACGGCAGCAACTACGCCTTCTGGTGATCCTGCCCCTGATGTCATGGTTGGTGCTGTACTGTCTCCAATATGCAAACCAGATGCATTTGCAACAAACCGATACCCCCCGTCTACATACACATCTAACGACCCCCCCGCGCCGAGGACTTGAGCTACAATTTTCTTTGCTGTGGATGTCTGTACCAAGTTCAGGTTGTCTGATGAATCGAGGTTCAAAAACGCAGGGTCAGACGAATCTGCTGCATTCCGAAAATTCAGCTTCTTGTTGTTAGGGAGTTTTAATCCGCTGAACTTAAATTCACCGGCCAGATTATCTATTGTCATAACAGCAGTCGCGGAATCGTCACCGTATTTTATCTTATTTGTGCTGCCTGCTGAAACTTCACGGATGATTAGATTATTTGCATTTCCGTTATTTGTAAACACCCCTCCGCCATCGATATTAGAACTGCCGTACACACAACCAGATGTTCCATATGCGAATGTGAATGATCCCGTTGAGAGCTGATTTCCGGAAAACGTAGCGTTGGATGACTCAACAAGAACATCTCCAAGTATTCTGGCCCCCATAGTTGACCCGCCAGACACTCCGGCTGGGGCGGAGCCCTTTGAGATCGTGAGTTTTCCGAATTGTCCGCCGAATATAACATGCGTTCCAGTGTCCACCAATTTTATGCCACCAGTTGCCTGTGATGTAGAAATACCGATCAGCTGATGATAAAGCGTGGCTGTACCAGACACCCCAATTTCAATGTCGTAACCTGTTGCTGTTGTATCAACAGTTTGATATACACCATTAGTCCCGATAATTTGTACGTGGCTGCCTGTTGCCAACACGGCCCTTCCAGCAGCCCATTGCGACCCACAATTCATCATCGTAAAATTATCCCCCGATGAAACAACATTATGCCCGGTAAATATTGGGGTGGCTGAATCCCCGCTAAATACAATCCCAATACACTGTTGGTCCCGGGCAGAGAATGTAACAATAGGCCCATTTGCATTTTTTCTTATCCTGACAGATCCTCCATCAGCAAAAAATATCTGCTCCGCTGTTGTGGCTATTAAATTAGCGGCTCGGTAATCACCTTCTGGAAAATATACGTGCTTGCCTGTATCAATAGCGGACTGGATCGCGGCAGAATCATCAGTTACCCCATCGCCTGTCGCTCCGAACCAGCGCACGCTGATATAACCAACCTGATCGCGCAGCCAGGCTGCCGATCCATCGCCGCCGGTCGGCACAATGATGGTGCCGCCATTATCCACATAGGTGCCGGGAGCCGCGCCTGTGACACCGTGGAAAACACCCTGGCCGCCATCTCCGGAAAAAGTATGGTATCCCAGCCATATCTTTCTGGATGCCGTTGGCGTGACGGTACGCAACGCTGCAACACCATTGATCACCTGCATGCCGGACACATTGGTCAGACCCTGTTGCACCACCCATTTTCCGGCTGCCTCATCAACAGCAAATACACCGGAGGTATGTGCGACCACACATAAATATGCGATACCGCCCTGCGTTACCTGGTCGTCAATAGCGTAAGCGGTAGCGGTTAACCATGCGCCGCGATCAACATAATCCAGCGTTAGAGAGGCCAGCCCAAGATGTTGCCTCGCGGTTGCAGCTGTGCCGTCGGTGCCTACCACGGTCTCGATATTGGCCAGGCGGCCTGTGGCATTCGGAATTCCCAAATAGGATTGAGCTGTGGCCGCAGTTCCATCCTCACCAAGCAGGTTGGCATTATAATCGCGCCACTGGTTCAGTTTCGATTTGAACTGGCCCTGCGTGACCGTGGGGCCGGTCAGCTCGGCTGCGGTCGGTAATGTTGTCGCCTGCGCCGATATCGGCAGCAGAAACAGAACCGTTACAAGTAGCCGCTTGAATGTTGTACGTAGTGATTTGCGCATGTGGAACTCCTCAGATGGCTGTTTCCGGAATCGGGATATACGGGAATCCGCGAAACCGGGGCAGGTTGTTGAATTTGTTGGTGCAGGTTGATTGTTGTTTGTCGCAGCCGGGGTATGCGGTGAACGCATCGCCGGTGATCGGGCTGGCCTTCAGCGGCAGGCTCAGGGTGATCACGCCGGGTGCGTAGGCTTTGACCGTGCGCGAAACGCCGGCATTGGGGCCGGAGGAAAAGGTGATGGTTCCAAGGGCGAAATAGTCCGCCGCCTGCGATAGCCCGCAGTTGATTTGTGTCTGCGAGCTGCCGGCCGCTACCGTGGACGCTGCTGCGAAGCTGGCTTTTGTCAGGCCGCAGCCGGCATCGAACAGCGAATGCAGGCAGCCGGCCTGATAGAGATTGCGCGGCATCTGCACATTGAGCAGTGCCACATCGGATAGCACGGACAGCCGCGCCAGGCCGCGATCGATCTCATCGACATTGATCTCGCCATTGAACAGCAGCATCGTGCCGGCGCTGGTGTCGGTCGGATTATCCAGCGGCATAAATACGCGATCAATCTGCATGCGCGCACCGTCCAGGCCGCCATTGTGCGCCATTTGTAAAAACGGAATGCCGAGCAGCGTGTGGCTCGAATCAGCGGCGATCTCGACACTGAGCGTGTCGACCTCGATACCGGCCACGGTGCGGATGCCGGAGCGCGAGATTTGCAGATTGTTGGACAGATACACATCGCCGGCATAGATCAGATCGGCATCATAATCGGCATAATGGAACACATCGCCGGTGGCCAGGGTGATCGTGTACAGATCGGCCATGACGAACTGATTGTCATTCAGCAGCGCGATCATGGCAGCAGAAGCAGCGCGCATCAGGCAAACCCCTCAATCGACTCTCGCAAAGGCGCAAAGAACGCAAAGAGAACCGGGCAAAACAATTCTGTGGCTACCCTGATCTTCTTGGCGTTCTTTGCGGCTTGGCGAGAGATGGTTCTTGTCATATCCTATCCCCCAGGGTGCCCCAGAGATCGCAGGTTTTGAGGTTCCAGAGCTGCTCCATGAACTTTGTGAAATCGTTGGCATCATCATTGAACCGGGCGCGGTAGTAATAGTTGCCGTTCCACAGCAGCGGTTCACCGGCGGCGGGCGGCGTGTTGAATGTGATCAGGCCGGAAGCGGACACAGTGTAATCTGTTGTGATCGTGTAGGACTTGGCTGCCGACCACATTGGCGTGCCATCCGCATTCCACATCGATTGCAGGCCATCCGGCGACCACATCAGCGGCCCGATCACCAATGTGGATGCATCGATATTATTCACCGGCTCGGATGCAACGCCGAAATCGCGATCCAGCTGAAACTGCGTGGTGACGCCATCGCCGGTGCCGAACTGGCGATTGAACACCCAGCAGTCATCGGGATCGGTAAACAGGAACGAATCGAAGCTGCCCTGCCGCTGCATGTAGAAGCCGGCCAGTGTTTTCAGCTCGTTAAACGCCAATTCATCACGCAGGAACTCGAATGTCAGCCCGATTTTATACAGCGGATGCGCCCAGTTGCGCCGGCGCAGCTCGCGGCCAGAGCGGGCGGACTGGATGGACGTGGAAAACGTGGGTGTTTTGACCACATCAAATCCCAGACCGGGCAGCGTCGGAAAAACAGCGTTGCTCAAAACGGCGAAACCATGAACCACAAAGACACAAAGGCACAAAGTAAAACCATAAAGATTTTGACTCTCTTTGTGTCTTTGTGTCTTTGTGGTGAAAAGGTTTTTACGTTCATGCTGAAAAATTCCGTTTCAGTTTTTTCAAGGCTGGCGGCAGGCTGGAGGCGTTGCGGGTCAGGTACTGCTTGAACGACCGCGCATCCATGGCCTGCACGACGATTGTTGTATTGCCGCCGGCGGCCTGTCCGCCACCGGCGATCATGTCACGCAGCGGATTGGCGATATGGGCGGGTAGCACCATCTCCTGCTGGTGTAACTGGGTCATCGGATTGACACCGGCAGGGATATCGTAACCACCGGAGGCCGATGCGATGTTGCTGGCATAGCCAGCCACCACCGCGAATGCACCGGCAGCGGCAGCCGGCGCGATAAACGGGCCGATCACCGGAATCGATGCCAGGGCGGAATAAACACCGGCCATGACATCCCAGGCTTTCATCATGATCTGCTTGACGGCCGTGCCGGCGGAAATCAACAGCGAAGCCGCTGCGCCGCCTTCCTCGAACCCGAGCCGGGCCAGAATACCGCCCTCGGTGGCCGCTGTTTTCAGCGCCTCGGTTTTGACCCAGTCCACCAGCATCTTGACACCCATATTGGCAAATTCGAGCACGATCGATTGCCCCATCTGCTTCATGGCTTTGCGGAATGAGAGCGTGCCCTGGATCATGCCGTTGATCGATTTCTGAAACGCATTGGTGACCGGGGCGAACATTTTGTCGTAAAACTTCTTCTGCTCCAGCGCGGTTTTGGTCTGCATCTTTTTCATGGTCAGATCGTGCTTGCGCTGGATGGACTCGATTTTGTCCATGGCCTTCTGATATTCGACCGGCTTATCCTTGACCAGTCTGGCATGATCTTTGGCAGCCTTGATTTCGATCTGCATGATCTGATCGGCCAGGCGTTTTTCCTGCTCAATCGCATCCTGCCCGGATATCTGACCGAGCTGACGCAAACGATCCAGCTCTTCACGCTTGATGGCTATGCGCCCCAGCGACTCGGCGCGAGCGCGCTCAATGGCCAGTGCAGCCAGCTGCTGTTGTTGCTTGTCTGCCGCCACCGTCGTGCCAGGCGTACCGGTTCCGGCGCTTTGATCCGGTGCTTTGATGCGCGCCACCTCGGCAGCCAGCTTCTGGGCTCGCTTCTGGGCATCATCAAAAAAGGCCGTAATTTTATCGGACGGCAAACCCGCTTTGATTTTATCGTCCATCTCGGCAAAGGTCTGCGCCACATCGGCCCAGGCATCGTTTGATTTTTTCGCCAGATCAACGTTCTTCACGCCCATCTCGGACTCAAACGCATCGCCTACAATCGGCAACGACTTCAGCAGGTTGTTGAAGACATCACCAAAGAACGAACCGGATTCCGGCTTGATATCCAGCGTTTCCTGAATCTTTTTATCCAGCTCTCCGAAACCGTCCAGAATATTCGCCTTGGCAATATTGAAGGCCAGCTCCAGCTTCTTCCAGCCGAATGATGTCACCACTATCACGTCGGCCACATACCCCAGCTCCTTCACAATATCACCCAGCCCGGAGATAATGCTTTCACTGGACACATTGGCCGACTTGGCAAAGGCGACGAACTGCTCGGATACCGCAGTAATCCACGGGGCCAGCGCGATGGTGAGTTTGTTCACCACCCCCTGAATAGCTGACTGCATGGCCAGCATGGCGTTTTTGGCCTGCTCCATTTTGGCTGTATCGGTACGATCCAGGGCCAGCCCCAGATCACGCGCCTCCTGCGCTGCAGCGGCCATACCATCTTTGCCGAGCGCCAGTGTATTGACCAGTGCCACGCCTTCGGAGTCGAACAGTTTGAATGACAGGCGAACCCTGTCGGATTGAGATTTGACCTGAGCCATCGCACCGGCCACTTCGGCCATGGCCTGATCGACAGGCATGGCAGCCAGTTTCTGCGCATCCAGACCCAGTTCCTTGATCGCAGACTTCGCTTCACCTGTCCCCTGAGCTGCTTCCGCCAGGCGACGCACGAAACGCTGGGTCGCCATGTCCATGGTGTTGACTGCCACGCCAGTCTGTTCGCCGGCATAACGCAGTCCGGCCAGTGCTTCGGTGGTCAGCCCGAGCTTGTCAGCGGTTTTGGCCAGAGCGTCGCCTGCATCCAGAGAACGACTAACCAGAAGAGACAATCCGCCGCCCGCCACGGCTGTGAATACCGCCCCCATCTTTGAGGCCATCCCCATCATTTTTCCTGCACTGTCATCGAATCGCGATGTAGCGTTCCTGAGCCCGGACACAAAGGCAGCGTCGTTCAGGCTTAATTTGATTGCCGCACTACCCATGTAAAACCATGCCTCCTGTATTTATCTCATCAGTGCGTGGTGCCGCCGGCACCGGAAAACATCTGCATGAATTCTTCCAAATCCGCACTGGAGTTGACCGCCGCCGAGTCGCTGGACGGAGACCTGGCCGCCCCCGTAGCATCACCCTCAATACCCAGAAACTTCTGGATCATCTGGTGCAGCGCCGGGTGCTGCGTCCAGTAGCGGGTCAACGCCGAGAGCCGGATCAGATCCATGTTCCATTCCATATATTCCCATGTCCAACCTGTGATGGTGATGACATGGGCATAGATATAATCCCAGTCCAGAGCGTCCCCGCTCAGGCTTCCCCCGGCTGCGCTTCCTGCAGGCCGCTGGCGTGACCAATCGCAGCAAAGACTTCCACCATGTTTTTTGCATCCAGCAATTCATCCATCTCATCCTGAGTCAGATCCGGGTAATTACGGCGCAGGGTCATAAAAATCACATCACCCATCACCAATGGCGACGGATCAGCCTTGCCGTTGAACACATCCTCATATTTGCGCATACAACCGAGCGGAATCGGTGGCGCAACAAATGTTCGCCCCGCCAGGGTGATTTTTTCACCCGGTATTTTGACTTGGCCGCCCATCAGTCAGGCACTGACAGTTCGCCGACAGAGCCGGCAGCATCCAGCATGACCTCAAAGTCAAATTCCGGAATGGCGTAATCTTCCAGCTTGGTGGCGAATGCCAGTTTGTTCGACACGCAGGCGTTGAGTACCAGGGTGATCGTTTTGCCGTCGATGGTAGTGCTGAAAATACCCTTGAACTTCGGCGTCTGGCCGATGGATTTACCACCCAGCGAAATACGGCTGCCGCCGGTGGCGGAGGTGTAGAGATAATCGATCAGCATGGCGGTGGCATTATCCGCCGCGTTGAAGGTGTACACACCGGACGCTTCGGAATACTCGCCGGCGGCGGGCGCACTGGCCACGCGGGTCAGCGCGATACCTGATGCCGCATAACGCACGCCCAGGTCCTGGGAGAAGTTGGCCGCGTTGGCCACAGTGATGGTGTTGGTGGCTACGGTGCCGGCCTCATCGATGGCCGACAACACCTGGCCGGTGGTGACCGATTCGCCGAAAAACAGCTCATTGAGCATCTTGCCGTTAATGCGGGCAGCCTTGGCCTTGCCGGTCAGCTTGCCGGTGCCGCGCTTGATATCGACCGCAAACTGTTTCTGGCCGTGCAGTGATTTTGTCGTGAACGAGAAATCGAACGCCACATCCTGCAATTCACCGAATTTGCGCGGGGTGGAATTGGCGGCGTCACTCACGCCGTAGAGATTACCTGATCCGAATACCAGCATGATTTATGCCTCCTTTTTTGTTGTGTCGGTTGGGTTTGGTTTAGCCACCAGCGCGGCTTTCAGCGATTCGCGCGCCTTGATGGTTGCGTTGTGGTTGTCCGTCTGCCG